AGTGTGCCAAATCCAACAACACACTTCCTAATAACTTGATTATAATTATATGTTCCTAGCATAATTAACTCCTATTGCCAAATTCTCCAAATGGGTTGCGTTCTGTAAAGTCCAAAATGTCATCGCCAAGTGTTTCAAACTCAATGTTGTCTGCATACGCATCCTTCATATCAAGTTCGTCAAAGCTAGAAATATTTATAGAGAATCCACTATCAGATCCTGTAAGAGTTTCTCCAACTTGGAATTGACCATGTTCGGTGCTACCTGTTGGTGCTCTTAGTTCAATATACTTCATGTTCGGATTCCATGAATTGATTCTTGCTGTAAGACCAGTTATAGATCCAGTAACAAGTTCTCCAACTTCAGGACTACCATTAAGAGTGGATTCATTATAATAGTACTTAACGATAAATCCTTCGTCTTCTTGAGTTGCAAAAATGCCTTCGCCTGTAACTTCATTAGAGTATTCAAACAACTCACACTTCAATTTATAAGTGTATAATTTACCAAACTGATAGAATGGTGATTCATGTTCTACAAACTTGACCTCAAAAACATTATCTGATAATGGAAAATAAATTAAATCCCCTTCAGAGGGTCTTTGTGGAACTTGAATATCTTCAACCAATTGCATTGGAAGAGAAATTAAATCCTCAAACACCTGTCTAGAAATTACTAATGTAATTTCATCACTAGATCTAATTCCAAACTTTGTGAGAATATCTCCAGCACCTTGGAATCCCTCAAAATTCTCAAGATATGCTTCCATTGTAAATCCATCATTAAACTCAGAGATAACCTCTTCATTTAATATAGTGTCTTGTCTAATTAATTTACGTGGGATATATGTTGTTGTAATCCCAAACATATTGATAAACTCATCCACCAGGGATTGTTGGAGCATCTGCTCCTCTCTAGTACCATGAGTGAAGTAAGTATTTTTTGCCATCTTATCCGATCATATCCATTGGTGGAAGTTCATATGTTGATGACATCTCATCTTCAATTTGTTGCAGTTCTGCAACTGCATCATCATAAATTTGTCTTCCGTTTAAAGTGATGCCACCAGGGAGTTGAGCACCTTGGAACTTAATTAAGTTCTGCCCCCACTGCCTTTTAATTAAGGCAGTTGTATATCTCTTTAAGAATGGGTCGTTGTATACTTGAGTATTTGCAGTTGGATCTAATGTGCGATAGCAATCAATAATTACATAAGCACCCTCATCAACAAAATCAGTTTGAGTGTCAATATACAAACGATCTTGGCGTTGGTTAAATCTAAATGGAATAAAACTTCCATTATTTAACACCATATCTAGTGTCTCTAGATACGACTTGACCATATAGTAACTTAAAATATCAACAGATCCAAACTGATATAAGTCATTGAGGAACAGTTGATACTCTAATCCAAAAAGGTTACTTCTAATATTACTTCCCTTGATACCAAATACCTTGTTAATTCCAGTAATGTGATCTGGAATTTGAAGATAGTTATTTCTCAAAACCCAATCAGTAGTTCCTACAGTAAGGGTTTCGTCACTTGTAGTAAAACGAGTTACATCATCAGCAGTAAACTGATGCTTCAGGAACATTCTCTCAGTACCATTGTAATGACGCTCGTTAAATAACTGGATAGCGTCATCAATGAGATCATCAATTTGATCATCATCAACGTTAATTTCTAGAATTGGTCTACCCAATCTCCTCAGGCAGTAATCCTTTAATTCTGCTCTGCTTGTCGGTTGCGCCATTTATACGCATTAAAAAGTCCTCTACTTTATTTAGCAGAGGACTTTTTCCTATACAGGACCATCGGGAAATAGATTAAATGATAGAATCATTCTCTCTTCGTCTGAAGTTTGATATTGAGATGAATGTTTAATTACTGAAGGAAATGCAATCAAATCACCTTCTTGAATATCTGGTGAAAATGCAATAGTGTTCCCTGTAAAAATATCATCAAATGGAGCATAGAATACAGTTCCTTTATGGACTTTTGGATTAAATTTTAAATACAAAATAAAAGACAATCCTCTATTCCCATGATTATGTACAGAATGCTCAGAACGGGCATAATATTTCTGTGTCCAAATATCTGGAACTTCTTCGGGAAATACAGATGTAATGTGCTTACATACAATAGATTTTACATAGGGTTTAATAATTTCATACACTTCTTTTGAATAAGAATTCTTAGTAAAGAAATCTGTTTTAAACCCTTGATCATCCATTTCATATGGTTGATCTTCTACAATGGAAAGAATTTTATCCTTTACTTCTTTCCACGGAGATATTTTTGTATAGAAAAATGGAACCGTAAATAAAGGTCCCATTAATGAATCATAATTCATATGTAATAATAATTAATGTTAATTACTAATCTAATTTTTTTATCTGTACAACTAAAACCAACATGTTTAGAGTTGCTATCAAATAGAGCAATTCTATTACCAACACTATCAACTTTATCACCAGATTCAAATAAGGTATAACCGTTATTAGTGTTTACATAAAAGATAGCAGTCCTTACATTATCATAATCTATGTGATAATCACCAAGTTGAATCTGTTCATTTGTCTTGGGATTTAGATTTGCTTTAATTCTCATGATAGAAAACTTTCTATCTTCCACTTCACGTAACCTATTAATAAGGTAATCAATCACCCCTAAACTTTGATTCATGTGCCCACAAAATACATGAACAAATTGAAATAAATCTCCTTGATCTGGATAGTCACAACCACTGGAATAAATCCAAGATATGTCATGACCAGACATAAATTTTTCTACACTTTGGTATTGTTTCTCTGGTAGAAAATTATCATATATTTTTATCATAATGTTAATCCTAAAGTAGTTTCATTTGAAATTTCACCCTTCAAATAATAATTGAATGCGACTACACATCTATTCTCTCCAGATTTATTTGGAGTTACAGAATGTTCCAAATGACTCGGGAAAATAAAACAATCTCCAGTTTTAGGAGTGATACTCCAACTATCAGAATTTAAAATGTTTGATTCTAATGTTCTAGGTTTTAAAGAATTATTGCAAAACGTGTGTGCATTTGTTGCTTTCCAAAATTCTAAATCTCCCGACTTCTCAAGAGATTTTAAATAGAATACACCACTATACAAAGAGTTTGTATGTAAATGAGAATTTGTATATGCGTTTGGAAACCCAATAGCTCCCCAAGAACAAACTAAATTAAGTTTAATATTACTTGGAAACATTAAAGTATGATAGATGTAGTGTTCCATCATACCATTAATAATTTCTTTTAGTTCTTCAAATCCAGGTTCTAATAAAATATTATTAGACACTGAATTTATAGTTAATTCTTGATGAGTGTTATGATTAAATTTGTTCTCATCATAATTATCTGGATCTATATAAGTATTTTTAAAATCTCTAACATGATAATATCCAACTGGAGTTGGAAATAGAGGTGCCACATCAAATTCAACATTCTTCATTATTGTCATAAGAAACTAATCCATCCTGTTGCTATGTACTTTGTTTTTGTTTTACTAACGACACCTCTATGAGAATGTGTCCAGTACGCTGGCCAAATAACCAATGTTCCTTTTTTACAATCTAATATTGTATCATAATTAGTAAATTCTGTCCCACCATCATTTACAGTATTTAAATATATCATCCATCCAAACACTGTAGTGCAAGTTTTTGAATTATGCTCACAATGAATAGATGTATACCCTTCTCCAGGATAATACCTTTGAATATTGAAATTGTCGTTTAATGACAACTCCATTAAAGATTGTACGTCTTTATACTTTTGCAAGTACTTATAAAAATATTTGTTTAAGCAATCAAATACTCTAGAACTTACTAATGTTTTCTGTGAAAAATATAAAGTTAAATCTGTACTACTTTTTATATTTTTGTTTATAATTTGTTTGTTTCCATCAAAAATCATACCTGGATTTTTAGATCCAGATGATTCAAAATACTTTATTGCATCATCGCAGAAATTATCTGCAAATGCGTTTTCGTAAGTTTCGATAAAGTTCATTATTGAAAGTGGGGATTAACTCCCCACTAGACAATCAAACTTCTGGTCCTGCCTCGGGTTCTGCAACCTCAGCACTTTCGGTGCTTGGTGAAGCGGCGTTCAATGCTTCGATTGCACCCTGCAATCTGAAGTATTGTTCTTTCTTAGTGTTAATTTGAGATTCCAATTCTCGGATCTCAGTAACAATATCCTTGAGTTGCTGCTCGCAATTTTTCTTAAGTTCTTCAGTGTTCATGGTTGTAATGTAGAATGATTAATTACACGTATTATTTATGCAGGTGGAGTTGGCCAAATAAAATCAACTGCTTGTTCTACAGTAGTAATTCCATCGGTCAAATCTCTCAATTGTTGACGATACACTCTCCACTCTTCTTTCTTTTCAGGTGAAATGGGAGCGTCTGGTTGTTGAGTCCAATCTGATTCTGAAAGTTTTTGTGCTCTATGGATTCTAAGTGCATCTACTTGTGCTTTAACTGAAAGAGCATACAATTCTTCTTCAGAAAGACCTTTCAAATCTTCTGCGTCAACGCCAACTTCACCATCCCATGGGGGTACATCTCTTAATTCCCATTTTACGCTTCCATCTGGATAGTCAGTTCTAATCCATTCTGGATTATTGTCTAAAGTTTCATCTGAATATAATGGACCTGTTAATTCTTCTGGCATAATTTTTCTCCTATAATGTAATTTTAGAAAAAGCTTGTACTATCAGTGTATCCAATCCCAATAATATCCTTACCTGCATAAGAACCATTACTGTGACCAGATAACCAAAGGTCAAAACGACCTTCATTGTATCCAGTAGATTGTCTATTAAATCTTACAACAACATATCCATCAGAAGACCTATACATGGTATCGATTGTACATGATGCTGAATTGTTAATATTTAGTGCTAAAATCGAGTTTGATGGGGCGTAAGGATAGCAACCAGCACGTGCCCAAATATTTCCTCTATTGTAAATGTAACCTTCTGCTCTCCAGAACATCATGTTTGAAGACATTGGTTGATTAACTTTAACATGGAGATATTGTCCACCTGCCTGATTACCTGCTGTATAACCTCTTAATTCAAAACGACCGAGGTGTTTCTGTGGCCATTGCCCATACATATTGGTGCTATAAGATTGTGAAGTGTTTCTACTTACGTAGCGGTCACTGCCCTTCATGCTATTTGCACCACCAGTATTTCCACTAGAGGTGTTATAATTAAACTCAATCTGTCGAGTGTAAATATTTTGAAGACGACTGTTTGAAGTACCGAGAGTATATGAATTATCAGAAGTAGGTTCTAGATGTCCACTGCTATTAAATGTCCATCTGTGAGTTGCTCTACCGCCATTTGTTTGAGCAGATCCAGTATAGAATCTAACTACAGATGCTTCTGTTGAATTACTTCCCCATCCACCTCCACCGAGATATACAATGTTTTGAGATGAAGTGGACCAACCACCAATTAAACTAAATGGTGGATTGCCTGTATTATGTGACATTGAGGTAATAACACCACCTTTATCGGTATTATTATTAGTACTATTACCGACAAGAGTAATGCAATTATATGCACTAGTACTAACATTACCATGAATAGTCAAGGATCCTGGAGTTTGACCGAATCCACTTCCAGGGGTTACTCCACCAATACCTACTCGACCATCTCCACCATTACCACCCTGGATAAACATTCGCCTGGTTTCACTGGTACCACTTCTGGTATAGAATCCAATATGAGGATATCCAGCGTTGGTATACTCAATTCTAATGGACGCTAATTGAGTAGAATAAGCACCTGAACTTCCTTGAGTAAAGGTAATACCACCATAGTTACCATCAGAGATACCATGGTTGGCAAACACCTCCATGTCATATTGAGCATTGTTTCCCTTACTATTGAGAATAAAGGGAGGTCTGGTTGAATCAATTCCAGTAAGTAATTTTGATCCAGGACCAACAATTGTGCTACCATAATAAGGACTTAAATAATTTAATCCATTAGCAATTGTTTCTATTGTTGGAACGCCAGAAACATCATTAACCGAAAAAATAGTCCCACTAGTTAAATTATTATTAATAGAAAATAACTGACCAGAAGAACCTTCAAATGAAATAGTATTATCATCCAGAACTCTCAAACTAAGAGGTGCATTATCTAATCCGACAAAACTAATTTCTGGAAGATTAGATGTATTTTTGCCTGGTGTTATTAGAATGTCCTTATCGGAATTCGCCATCTTATGCTATGCCTTTTATTGATATTTATAATTGATATTAGTAATAATATTATAATCCAAATCGATATCTCAAAGCTTGAAAATTCTGTTTGACTTCATCATCTGATAATTGTCTATCATAGAATGAGATATGATTGTAATCTAAATTACTATAATAGTTGCTAGAACCAGAAGATAAATTTCCAAATCTAAAATTAAAAGCCGCAGCAGACATTGAAGAATCCATAGTTATGGAGTCAATTAAATTGCCATCTCTATATGTTTTTAAACTTGTTCCAGAATATGAATAACATATATTATGAATATTTCCATCATTAACAGGTGCATTAACGTAATAGTAAGTACTAGAAGATGGAATTATAACAATAACAGTACTAAATATTCTTTCACGCCAATCTGCAACCCTCCATAACGAACCCTGCCCACTATTAAATCTATAAATCATATTTACAGTTCTAGATTGTGTGGGGCAATCTATTGGTGGTGTTTGAATATATTGACTAGTTCCATTGGTATTGAAACTACCAAGATTATCGTTTGTATATGTTCCTCCACCAACTATAGTTCCGTGTAATTTATTTCCACTAAGATCAAATACAGTAGATCCTGATCCAGGATAACATGCTTCACTTGCAAAATTATAATGTAATCTTAATCCATCTAATATAATATTAGGACCTGTTGCTGTTGCCATTTGTTACCTCTTATTGGAATCTGTTTTTATGTGCCGCATAAACTTGCTGGACTTCTCCAGGACTTAAAGATCTGGTCCAATGCATAATAGGACCAATACTTCCTTCCATACCAGCAGAAACATAATCATCATCACTCCATGCAATACCCACATGATAACGACCACCACCAGAGATGGTCTCGGTTGGAGTGAAACTATTCGTTTGGAGTAATGTCCCATCTTTATAAAAAGACCAGTTATTTCCTGATCTAACAAGAGCATAACAATTCCATGTATTTAATTCATTAGTTACAGATACTCCTGTTGATCTTGTTCGGTAAGGAGATACTGTCTCTCTTTGATAGAAATACATTCCAGAATTGCTAGTATCAAATGCCAATCTAACATACGTTTGTCTATAAGAAAGAACTTCTCCACTATCACTGGTAGTTCTATATAACCATCCGATAGTTGTAAAATCAGTGTTTACAGTAGCACCAATATCTCCAAGTCCAGATAGAAATGTTCCTGTATTATTATTAGTTCCATCCTCTAAACCACCAATAGTAACAACCCCATTGGCAATACTTCCATAAGATGTTGTGTTTGCTAAAGACATAGATGGAAGAGAAGGATGCTCCGCTCTCATTAAATTGTAAATAGTAATACCACTTCCAGGATAGCAATTTGGATTTGCTGCATCGTAAAATAGCATTAAATCATCTGTTGGTATTCTTGGATTGTAGTTGATTGACATATCAAGATTCCTCCTTAATAACTTCAACCTCAACGGTCAGTTTATCGATATCCTTACGCTCTGCTTGTACAAAGTAGAACGCCGCCCCGCCACCAGTCGTGATCTTATTATCAGCGACATCAACTACCCAGCGATTGCCAGAGTCACCAATTGCAGTCAGTTGAACTGTAATGGTCTCCTCATCGACAAGTGCTGTCCAATACTCAGGAAGTTCAATAACACCATCAGTGACCTTACCACGGACATATACGCCATGCTCAGGTCCTTCAAGTGATCCATAGACCAGTTGATAGTCCTTCTTAGTTGGGTGGTCAATGACGAAGGACTTGCTGGTTGCAGCAAAAGTTCCATTGACTTGAAGATTATAAGTGGTATTAGAAGTTGTGTTAATACCAACTTGCAAGGCACTATTGATATAAAAAGCAGTAGATCCACCACCATTTAAATAGCGATTAATTGAGAAATAATCTGCATTACTATTCCAAAGAGTTGCCCACGCTGCTCTGGATTCATTATAAGCAACGATACCCGTATGTGTACCAGTGCCATCAAGATTTGGGTTATTTGATGCAGAGTAGAGGTTTGAACCCATCCACAGGTTCATGTTACCATCGGCACCGTAGTAGGTCATACCAACTTCACCAAAGGAGGTAGTATTACCACTATAGATGAAGTGCAATCTACCACCATCATGACTTCTGTTGATCGTTAATGGAATTCCTCCATGCTGTGAAGTTTGAACATAAGCACCACCGCCACTGGAGTTATTTCTTACCTGAAGTTGTGTTGCTGTACTATCAGTTCTGAAGTTGATGACAGAGTTATCATTTTGACTGAATAATACTCCAGCAGCACTTGAGGTAATAGTTAAACGTGCTCCCGCTCCAGTACCTTCACTAATTCCAAGACCAGCATCTGCTTTGATTCTCAATCCACCAGTGAGTGTTCCGCCTGTTAATGGAAGGTTTCCAGATGCAATACCAGTTAAGTTTGCTGTAATATTATTTGCAGCAAAATTACCACTTGAATCACGAAGAACTGCTTTACTGTTTGCATTGGTATCATATACAACTCCACTAAATCCAGAACTGAATGTAATATTACCAGCGTGCCAGATGTTGTTTCCATTTACCTGAGCGTTAGATGCTCTGAAGTTAAGAATACCAGTTCCTGCTGTAGATGATCCACTAGATGCTTGAATTCTTACATCAAAATCAACATTATTTCCAGATGAATTGAAGTCAATATATGGTGAAGTAGATTCTACAATATTACCAAGATCTAAGAAAGCAGTTCCAGCAGAATCAACTCCAAGACGTGCTTTGCGTCTGGTATAAGTTTCATCTGAAGATGTAGCAAAGTCAGTTACTGGATAAAGTTCAGCAGGTGCATCAAGAATACCAATTTTTTTAATTGATTTGGTAAGGTTACCTGAAGTGACCTCAACAGTAAGAAGTGTATATGGATTTCTTACTTTTCTTTCAAAAGTAAATTCTGCAGTTCCATTAGTAGCAGTTACTGCTCCAGAACCATGTACTGGAGCAACTGTACCTGCAGTGTAACCACCACTATTTGTATTACTTACAACATATACATTATGACCATAAACTACACGATCATTTCTTTGGAAAGTTGCATTTGCCTCCCACTCGTAGTTTTGTTCAACATATTGAGTACCAGTTTCACGATTATTAGGATCAAGGTTAATTTTTCTATTGATTAATGTGGCTTGACCTTCTGCAATGTCATTAGCAGTATAAAGGTTTAACTGTGTACCAACACCAAGAGCACCAATACTTGTAGTGTCTAATGATTCAATTTGCTCTTGAGTTAAGTTATAACCTTCGATATAGATGTCAAAAACATCACCGTTATTAATCAAATTTGTGGGATCTGGAACAGTGATTCTAATTTCTTCATTGAATGCACTACTGCCCATTAATTGAGGAATCTTGCTATTCAGTAAAGTTTCATCTTCAGAAAGATTAAGAGCTTTCTGAGTCCAACGCAGATCTCTTCCTTGCAGTAAATCTGAATCTAATCCAGAACCTTCACCATCATTACCATCATGCCAAACTTTTCTCCAAGATGACCAAACATTCTGACCAGCACCACTTTGGTAAACTGGAAGAGTTGCAGTAATTACTGCAGGAGTTGTAATTTGTCTTGTGTTTTGAGTTCCAAAATATGAGAATGGAAGAACTACTGTAAATGATCCACCAGAGGTTCCATCTAAGTTGTATCCCCAACCCTTATCTACAAGTTCAACATTAGTAAATGAACCGTTTGTTACAGTAAGATTTGCTCTAAGACCAAATCCATCTCCACCACCAAGAGGTACATCATAATAAGTTCCATTGACATATCCAGAACCAGCAGTGCTGATTGTCAGTGAATTGACCTGATTAGAACCACTATTTCTAATGTAGATGTTATTGTTGTCAGTAAATGCTAACTGGTTAGTTGAACCTTCTGAGAATGTAGACCCTGTACCACCTCTTCTGAAGGTAGCAACTCCATGATAGTTTCCACCATCTTCAAGATATTCCCAAGTGTTTGCATAACCTGGATTATTGTTGTTATCTTTCCACTGGAAGTGTCCACCAGCTAAGAAGTTAGATGGTTGGAAAGTAGAAGATCTCGTATCATTTGCAGTTAAGATATTACCAAAATCTGCAGTACCATCAATATCAATACCATAAGTACCAATCAGGCAGTTTGCAGGAAGACCAGGAGTTGGCGAACTTCCAGGGACAAAGTTATCACAAGCAATATAGTAACTGGAATCTTGATTATCGAGTAAGTCAGCATCAAATCCTGAACCCTGTCCCTGGTCAATATCAATAGCGCCATCATCACCAATAATAAACTGACCAATTCTTACACCAGAACCAGTGTCTGACTTTCTAAACTTAGCAACACCTACTGTGCTGTAATTGTTAGAGTTTGGAGTATTTCCATTTACTCTAGCTACATCAACAGTAATATCGTTAGTTAACTTAGGAATTGTTGCATAATATGCTTCAATGTCTGCTGCAGTGGTTGGAGATGTTCCAATAATTGCTGGATTTGGAGTAACCGTAAAGTGAGTAGTATTATCACTATAATTAATACCAGCATCAGTAATTTGAATATACTGAATTGCACCATCGGTAACCGTTGCAGTGGCAGTGGCATCTACACCACCTCCACCTGTAATTTCAATTAAAGGAGTGTTTGATCCAAGTCCACTACCACCATCAAGGATGTTAATTTGTACAACTTGACCACTAGAAATATATGCTTCTGCGGAAATGCCATTGATAATTGCTGGATTTTGAGGATCTGTCCAATTATCCTTAAAGGTTACTGTTGGTTGAGATGCATAACCAGTACCAGCATTTGTAACTGTAATAGAACTTACAGTTCCATTAGAAACTTTAATAGTTCCTTTTAAGTTCTGTCCATTACCACCAAGGATAGAGGTGTCGGTGTATGTTCCAACCGTATATCCAGCACCACCATTTGCAAGTTGAAGTGATGCAATATAAGTACTAACGCTATTATTGCCACCAAGTACAACTGGTGAGTCCTCAGAAATTTTAAGTGACGATACTGCTGGAGCAAACAGTGAATCACCTCTAAGGTAAGTCAGTGAGTTTGCTGGGTTTTGTGCAGTAACACCAGCAAGACGAGTTGGATTGATAGTACCAGATGTAATGAACGAAGCATCAATAGTAGATGAAGTCAACTGAATCCAGTTGTCTGCACTAAATCCAGAAGTGTTAATTACGTTTGAAAGTGAAATTGTATTAACTGGAGTATCCTGATCATCAATAGTATCAGTAACCTCAGTTTTGATATTATTGAGGATATTGATGCTCAATCTAGATCTAATAATCGTACTAAGATTTGCATTAGAACCAGTGCTTGTATTAATAGTAATAGTTCCTGCTGTTGTTGATGGTGCAGTAAAGTATTGATCACCACCAGAGGTTAAAGTAACCGCAGTAATAACTCCACCATTAATAACTAATGTACCAGTTGCTGCAGTTCCACCAGAAGGAGTGGAGAATGTTACTGTATCTCCTGGCACATATCCACTACCACCAGAATTGACTACAACCTGTTTTACAGTTCCCTCAAGGAAGTTAGTAACCTGACCTTGACCACCACCAGGAGTTGCGAGTGTAATATCTCCTACGGTAAAGTCATGATTAGCGTTAGGAATAAATTCAAGAATCTGACTATCTAAGTCATTGTTAAGAATGAATGAAATAGGAGTTCCTTGGGTTTCAAATATATGATTTCCAGATCCTGCAGATGTGATATCAATTTCAAGTCCAGCAGCAGCATCAGAAATAGAAGATGCTAATTTGATTGTATTGGCATCAACTACAATTGCATAGTAGGTCTCATGATCTACCAAAGGAGAAGGAGCAGTTACTGTGCCAGTGCCTTCATAATAAGTAACAGCGTCAGAAGTTGTTAGTCCATGGTTATTGATTGTAAATTCATCTGTATTTGCATCAACATCAGATGAAGTAAAGTTAAACTCTTGAGTTGCAGTTTGAATAACAATGTCACCAGCAAGTGGTCCTTCAAATGCAAGTCGTTCTGCTTCATCAATAACGGTGTAGATGTTAAATGGTCTTAAAGCAGGAAGTTGGTCGATATTAATACGACCAGATCCATCTAACTGAACCAGAGCATTTGGTGTTGGTGTAGTTGAATAAGTACGACCAATGTAAATACCCAGTTGGTTATTAATGTATTGATATACTGCTTTCTGAGTTGGAAGAATTGAATCAGAAGGTCCAGGAGCAACGCCACCAAGTTCAATAGCGTTCAGGTTAACTTCAGGTCCGAATCCTTCAATAGTAACATTACCACCAGCAATCTTCAAGAAGCTAACTTCAGAAATTTCAACCGTACCACCAAAAGTGATGTTACCAGTTCTGTTCTCAACGTTAGCAAAGTAACCAATCTTAAAGTCACCAAGTTCGTCAGTACCTGATGCATAAACACGACCATTTAATTGAGATACTTGTTCAAAATCACCAGTTTCTGAAGATCCTCTTGTACCTCCGTTTTGAGGAAGAGCATTGTAATCATTACCAGAACCAGAGAATTCCCACGTGTGTGAAGATGAGTTACAAATAGATGGTCTTAAGAAATCAATTGGGTGATTCTGAAGTTTATCTTTATTGAACTCATTGATAGTAAAGAATCCATCTTCTCTCACTGCCGTTGAAGGCATTGGAGAAGTTACTGTTGGATTATCAATGATTTCATCAAACAGATCACTAAGAGTTTGAATAGCAGATTGTACGTTAGCACAATCACCACTTACATAATCAGGAGCAGTTGAGATATCATGAATAACAGCAGTATCTACATATGGAATTTCATCGGTCCATTCTGCAACGTAGTAATCTGCAGTTTGTGCTGTAGATCCTTTGATTTGCAGTAAGTTATTGATTGCCTTCTTAGCAAGTGCTGTTGCAGTATCAATAACCTCCTTGGTTGCTGCTTCATATCCAGCAACGTGCTGAATTGAACTACCACTTACATAAAGTTTAGCAGCATCCCATGTAGCATCATTAGCATCATACTTAATGTCAGTTGCCCATGCTTTAACAATCTCTTCTACGTCACGAATGCACTTGTCTCTATTTTGATCAAATGAATTGGTAGAAGTTGCTGCAGTAGTGAAATATGCTTCTTCTGCGATATAGCGAGCATTATTTTCAAGAAGAACTGATGCATCAGTGTAACGGTTGTAGTTACCTCTGACACTCATGTTAGCATTTGCTCTTACTTCTGCAGTAACAATTGTTGTTGGGGTTGCAGAAATAGTTTCTTCAATAAAGTATTGTGGGTTTTGACCTGCAGTTGTTGCGAGTTCAAAACCACCTGGTTTAATAATGAAGTGCTCAAGTGGTGCCTCTCCTAATTGTTCAACAGTAAAGATAGGTCTACCAACATCATTAAAGGTGATATTATCAATAATACCCTTATGGAATGAATATGCTTCTTCTCTAACACCAGATGCTCTCAGAGAATATGTACCAAAGTTAGAAGCAGAGTTAGTCAGGGATGCATAACCACCAGATTCAACAAGTGCTCCATCTTGAGTGAAGATACAGAACACCGAAACCAACTGTGTATATCCATCATTGAATACTCTATACGCAGTACCACCAAATGAGATGATTGTGAATGCAGCAGCAACCATCGACTTACCTTGTGGAGGCAAGTTTGGTCTTCTTACGTTAGGTTCTGCAACTTTATTTCCATCAATTTCACATCCACCGCCACCAAGGAATGAAATTACAGACGAGTTAAAGATGTATGGAGATACTTCAATAATGGGAAGATCATCATATGAATGACCTACATTAAAGAACTTATTGCCGCTATCAAAATACTGTGAAGTTGCATATGTTGTTGCTGCAACTGAACGTCCATTGATTCTATCAATAACAATGTTCCACAGAGTATACAGAGAGTTTGCTACGTTATCACAAGCAAAGAATCTGTTAGAATCATAGGTATTTGAAATAGTAGTATCTTGATATGCATCAATATTGATGGAAGCATCAAATTCTGTTCCTACTCCATCAAAGAGGATATCTGCATTATTAGCACCAAGAACTACACCTTCAGTATAACTAAACGCAAATGCATAGGTTGGACCGCTATTTGAAGTATATGAAAGTTCCCAAGTTCTTCCTTTATCTTGAGATGTATAGATGTATGAACTTGCTCCAGAGTTGTATCTTGTCCACAATCTATGTCCATCATGAACTACCTTACCAAAACTATTAGTTGAGA